CGAAAGCCCAATCCTTGATCTGCCACTTCTTAAACAGATGCGAGGCGAGGATGTTCATGTCGTTGCCCGTGTACCCGTCGATATTCAACGAAAACCCGAGCGAACGAATGTTCGATTTCGTCTCTTGGACGAACATGATAGTAGGGCCGATGACGATAGGGATGTTTCTCGCGCTACCCCAATTGGACTGCGGCTTCTGCCTAAGCGTGTCGAACGCGAAAGCCACGTCTGAGCCGGAGTTGACCCGCCACTCTTGCCCCGTGGTCAGAATGAGAAGGTCGCCCTTTTCGACAAAGTGCTGGATCACGTTGACTTTGCGCGCGGACAAGGTTGCCGTGATAGCGTCATCTTGCTGGCCCGGCGTTGACGTGCTGAAGTTCTTCACGTTGCCGGTGCGGGAATGGTAATGCGTATCGGGCTTCTCGGTAGAACCGCCGAACTGCTGCCGCTGCTCATAAAACCCTGTAGCGCGGGGAAAGGAACCAGGCAGCCGGAAGGGGTTCTCAAACTCCGGGGGTGAAATCGTAAGATCGGCGGCGCGGTTCTTGTTCGTGTACGAAGTCGTTTCCGTCTCGGCCAAGAAGCCGAACAGGCCGTTGTTCTCCGACATATAGACGGTGTACTTTACCGCCCCGTCAACCGTGTCCCACGCAATGGTATCGTCGGCAGTGGCATGGCCGTTGGTGATCTCCGCGAAGCACTGCGCCACGTTACCGCTTGAGGAGTAGGCTGTGTATCCGGTAGTGTCTTTGTCCCTAAGCTCGAAAGTAGTGGTCGTGGGTACTTTGCCCACGATAAAGCGACGGTCGTTCACTTCCGTCATCCCGGCCACGCCAAAGATGACTACTTCATCCCCAAGCTTGAACCCATGGGCTAGCGCCGTCCCGACCACGCCGGGATTTGCCTGAGTGATACCCGTAATGACGAGACTGCCCGCGTTCACGCCGGCTAGGCTTTCCTCAAAGTTGGCGCTCTTACCCGCACTCGCGGTTACGGTGTACCGGCGCACGACGGAGCCTGTGGCGTTCACAGTGACCGCAAGGCCCTCGGGGGGTTCAACGCTTGGGAGGAAGGTTTCGTAGGTGCTGCTCCAATCATCGTGATCGATACGCCGCAGCTTGACAACCGCATAGTCCTCATGCGTGATTGTCATAGTGTCGCCCTGTTGGGCGAAGTTCAATTCAAATACGTCGGCGATGCCGTAGGGCATTTCAATTTCGTAAACGCGGTCAGCCGTTCCCCCGCTCACGTAGGTAGATAGGTCAGAGAAAGGAACAAGGCTGCTGGCTAGGTAAGCGTCCTGAATATAGAACTGGTTAGCCGTAGACAGGGCCACATTAAAATGCCGGTCATTCAACTCCGTGGCGCCGACGACGCCGGTAATGAAAACTTGATCGCCGTCAGAAAAACCATGGGCGTTGCTGGTCAATCTGGCGAACCCTCCGGTCCCGCTCCCGATCGCGGTGATCGTCTTCGGAGAGCTTTCGAGAACATGGGCGTCGTTTCGGATGACGCGCATGTGCATGTCCCCGAATTCGAGGACATAGGTATCCGTATTGTTGAATTCGAATTCGATGAGGCGCGGGCACTGGGTAGACTGCTTAACCGGGCCGACGAACTTAGTGCCCGGTCTGTTGCTGACGCCCCCAGCCGCATGAATAATGCAGTTACGGGCGCGCTTCAACGCCACGTCGTACATGGCCGTGTCTACGCGACCGTAGAGCGCAGGCGCGATCTCTCCCTTGCCGTAGCTCGATTGAATGAGGGCCGGCATTACGAAACGGGCCTCCAGCTTTCGCGGTACGTTGGATCGTTGCGCGGGTACGCGCCGCGTTCGATGATCCAAGGCGCCTCAGGCGGCGGCGGGTCTTTCTCTTCGTTGGCATTGTGGACAGGCGCATCCATCATCGCCTGACGCGAAAGCTGCTCGTAACCGTTCTTGAGGTTAGACTTGCGGGTGATCTTGTAGACCACCTTGGCCGCAAGATTGTAGCTAAGCGACTTAACAAAGTGCTCGTCAAACAAATCCGGGTTCGTCACGTCCGCCGTGTAGATGGCGATAGCCTCCGGCAGATTGCAGAGGATTTTCTTGCTTTCCCCGTCGTCGCTCAGTTCGATGTTGTACGGCACCGGGGGAACACCGTTCTCCCCCGCAGGGTTCCAGATACGGCGCATTTTCAGCGCGGGGGCAGCCGGGAACTGATAAGCATATTCCCAATCCTCCGGCGGGTCGTCGGCGTGTAGGGCCAAGGCTTTCCGCTGGCGGGCGAAGCTCCAGTCAAACGCAGACAGGACTTCCTTGCGCGCCGGCTCATAGAACAGGCGGCACGCTTTACCCTCCGGCGTGCGGTCGCTAAGGCTCTCCAATTCGCCCCCCGCGAAATGGGCGATAGCCATGTTGCAGATATCTACCGGACTGGTCATATTGGCCCCTGGAAAAGCTAAGGCGGGTTACTTCCCCGCCTTGCCCTTGGTATCACGTGATCCCTTGTCGCCGGGCGGGGGATCGTTCTTTTCCCGCTTGGCGTCCTCTTCAAGCTGCCGCTGAAACTCCTCGGCGTTCCTGCGAAGCTCCTCTCGGCGCTTCTCTTCAGCTTCAGCTTCCTTGAGGAGCCGGGCTTCCTCTTCCTTCACCCGTCGCTCGTTATCGAAGTCGGAGGCAAGCTGGGGCTCAGGCGGGGCCTTGGGCTCTACAAAGCTGCCATCGACAACCTTGGCGTCTGGCGGAAGCCGGTCCCTGAACTGATCGGGCACCTGTGTGGACCCGCCGTTAGCCCCTTTCCTGTAGAGACTGCCCCCGACAAACCAATTCCTTTTAAGAATAACTCTCATATAAGTTCGGAGGGGGTTATTAGCCCCCTCCTACCCCTTAGTTGGTCGCGTCGGCGTAAGCCTTCCAGTTCGGAGGCGTCGGCGTCAGGTAGGCCGATACGGCGCCTGCGGTGATGGTCGTAGTCGCAATAACCGCCTGGACCCCCAGATACCGCTCATAGTTGGCCCCCTCAAGCGGGAGCGCGACAATTACCGGGAACTGGCCTGCCTTCAACTTCGCGTCGTTCGCGTCGGTGCCGTCAGTTACGAAAGCCTGCGACGTGTAATGCACCGTAGAAGTGGTAGCATGGATCGACGCGGTATCGTCCGAAACAAGCCGGAACGTGATAGTCCCCGCAACACCGCCCGTGATGATTTCAGTATCAACCGAAATCACAAGGTAAAGCTGCTGGCCCGCCCCGCCGAAGCTCTGGACGACGGAACGGTCAATCTGGTTGGTAAGCAATACCGTACTGGCGGCGGCAGCAACCGACACAGCATCGCCAAACTCAGTGAGCTTATCGATAAGCATTCTATTTGTACTCCCTTACGAGGCCGGAACCAAGTCTTCGTTCGCCGCCAGCGCATCGCAACGCGCCATCGGAACCTCGTGGAACTTGGTAATCATCTTGCCGCCGACGTTCTCAATCGTAAGCGTGCTGTCCTTGGTCTTGTTCGTCACCTGACGGCGGACAAACGAGCGCATGGTACGGCTCATGTAGAACGACGCCCGGCCATTGAGGTTCGGCACAAGCTCCATGGCCTGATACATCAGGTCGGGCAGGTCGGCGCCCGAAGAAGCGTCCTTGGTCAGGGCGGACTTGTCGATGTTGCAGATACGCACAACATAGCGCCAATCAGGCACGGACAGGCCGGCGTTCAACTCAAACCGGGTCCGATAGGCTTCCATTCGGCCGCCGTTCGAACCGTTGGCGTCGTCGATGGTGACGAGGCCCTTTTCGTCAATCTGGATGCCGGTCGGCATGTTCTTCGGCACAATGCCGTGAACCTTATCCTGACCCCAGACGATCAGCCAAATCGAGCCGTTGTCCGTATCAGAGCTTCCGCCGTGGATGACATTCTCCGAATTGGCAGTGCCCGAACGCACGTTGAAGCGCGGCGCAAGCCCGGTAAAGGCTTCCGGCTCGGTTCCCTGATTGCCGTAGAAGATGGTGTCCGCAAGCTCCTGCACCATACCCTCGATATGGCCGCGCACGGCCAGTTCTCGGTAAGCAGCGCGATTGCTGTTGATATCCACCAGCTTCTTGTCAACTTCGGCATACGCGACCAGTTCGCCGGTCGTGTCCGTAACCTGAGCGGTCGTGCCCTTGGTCGGCTGGACGCCGCCATAGAGCTTACGCCACGTCGGCGCAGGCAGGCCGGTTCGAACGCTGGTCAGATGGCCGGTCGGAAGGTTGCCTTCCATCCAGACCATATCGTCCAGAATGTCGTTCGTCTCGTTCATAATCTCGATGACCGGCATAACCTTGCCGTTCGGATCGGAGGCCCGCGCCAGATCAAGCAGCGTGGGGTGGGTAACTGAAAGCGCAGCCATTGATTTTGGCTTTCCTTATTGTTGTTTCGTTAACTTACTTGGCGTCGGGAAACAGCCGGTTTGCCCGAGGAACGTCCGCAGAAGAACCCCCGTTCGACTTACCCTTTTCGAGAGTATCGGCGGAAATGTCCTTGCCCACGCGGTACAGGAACCGGATTACCTCCGGGTTGTCTCCAAGACCATAGTCTCCGAGAACCTTGTTAAGCTCAGGGGTGCCGTACTTCGTCAGCGCTTCCTTTGCCCTCGATACGTTGGCTTCGAACCCGACGCCGCCGTATTCCTTGTCCGACTTCGCGGCATCGCGCCACCCGTCCAGGGTCTGCTGCCAAGCGGCATTCTGCCCCTGGACCATCTTCGCCTGAAAGTCGATAAGCTTCTGAGCCTGTTCCTGCGACAGGTTCATTTCCTTGAACAGGGGCGCGGCTTCCTTGAGCGCTTCCTGATCGACGGCTACGCCATCGGGGAACTTGAATTCCGCGTAGTCGCCTTCGGGGGCACCGGCCGGCTTCTCCTTGTCACCCTCTGCCGGCTTATCGCCTTCCGCCGGCTTGGCGTTCGGATCAACTACCGCCGGAGCCTGCCCTTCTACGGGCTTATTCGGATCAACGGCCGGGGCCGCATCCGCCTTCGCGCCTTCTGCGGGCGCGCTCAAAACTGTGTCAACCACGTTACGTTTCCTTCTTCCCCGTTTTCGGGTTGTCGTTCTCTAACCTCATTATAGTATACGAGTTTGGGTCCGCTGTAAAGAGCTTATTGAAGACCCAATTCGCAAGGGTTCGGCGGCCCTCGTTAATCAGCATGGTACGGGGGAAATCCTCCCCGGCCCAACTGAGGCGATGAAAGCCGGCTTCCTCAAGGATCGACCAAACGACGTTCCGCCCCTGCTTGCTACGGAGAACGTATTTCCAATCTTCAATCTCAGCAAGAGAAGCAAGATAGATGCGCTCCTCTTCAGTGAGAGTATCTTCTTCGTCGCCGTGGTCTATCTCGCTCATTTAGCCGCGCCCTGCCCCGCCGCAGCCAAGTCCTTGATGCTGCCTGCTACGCCCGGCGCCATTTCGGCCATCTGCATCATCTGGGCCTGCTGCGCTTCTGCCGCCATCTGCTCGTTCACAACGTCATCGGCTATCACAAGACGCGGCGAGGCGCCCGTGGCTTCCGCGAAGTCGTCAATCGCCCGCATGACATTAAACTTCTTCGCCGCCGCCGGAGCAAGGGCCGGGTTCTGGCAAAGCCCTCCGATGAAGCCGGCCAGACGCTCGATTGCGCCCGCGTCAACGGAGCGCTGCGCCATGGCGAGAGCCGAGATATATTCGATCTTGAGGACTTGGTTCTCAAGCTCTGGCGGCGGCGGGCGGAACAGCTTGGCGTCCTGGCACTGGTCGAACAGGCTGTCCAGCGTAGGAGACAGCCAATCGTCATGGACGTTGATTAAGACGGGGCCTAGCTCAAGCAAGCGCTCTTGGTCACGGAGCCGTAGGTCAAGTTCATTCCGGGGCTGAATGCCCTCCATATTGGAGATAGCCCGAAAGAGGTTGATGTAGAAAGCGTCATCGATCCGCCGCAGGTCCATTTCAATGTCCTGGCGCATTTCGCCAAGCTGCGGGTTCACCATGTAGACTGCCGAAAGCTGGCTTTTCTCGTCGCTGCTATCGTACAGCGTGGCGCCGCCGGGGATGCTCTTGATATTGACGTTCTTGAGCGCAGCCGGGCCACGCAACGGCGGGTTGACCATCTTGGCGATGCCCTGCCCCTTGTAGCGCTCTTTCGACTGTAGGCCGCGAATGTCGCCCAACGCCATCATGCCGGGGCAGTCGGTTCCATAGATATCTTCTCCGGTCACATCCCAGCGCGGAGAGTATCCAGGGAAGCGGTCGAAACCCTTCTGCCTAAGGAACTTGTTCTGATCGTCGCCCATCCCGCCCGGCTGAAAATAGACGGACTTGAACCGCTTGTATCGGCTGAGGGCGTTGCTCGGGCGGTAGTCATCGTTAGGGGCGACATACTGGATAACGTCGTGCCAAGCCGTGTAGTCGCCCCGGTCATACGCCGTCTTCACCGCCTGATTGCAGTTCTCTTTGCCGAACTTCTTCACCATCTGAAGCGTCGTCATTTGGAACTTGCGCGCCAGCGTATCGACTTTGTACTTATCGTTTTGCGCGATGTAGAACGATCCTACAGTGTGAGTGTAGAACCGGGCCACGTCATCGAAATCGTCTTCATGCTCCATGAAGCCCGTGCCGAACTGCATCAGTTCGCCCAGCATCTTGGGGGCTTCCGAGTAGAAATTGCCGCTGCCAAGGATGGCGTACATCAGCCTTTCGGCATCGTACAGCCATTCAGCCACGGGCTTGAATTTCATCAACTCCGGGTCAGTAAGGGTATTCAGCTTGAACCACGGGCGGGCGGGAGAAGCTACCCCGGCCAGCATCCCGGATCGCGCCACACGGAGCGCCCACGACGCCCGGTTATTGATGATGCTGCCGTATCGCTTATCCCCCCGGTTCCGATCAGTCGTGAAGAACCGGCCTTTGCGCGGAGAAATGAATTCCTGCAAATCCTGCCAATGAGGGACGAAGGTGCTAACCTCCGCTTCCATGGCAGCGACTTGCTTCATGTAAAACTGCTTGGTGCCGGGCTCCACTATGCTCTGCATTTTACAGACCCAGCAAACTCTTCTTGGAAGTGTTGGCCGGCGTAGACAGCCCCATCGATCCAGTCAAGATGCTGGCTTCGCGTCCAGAGGCTAGGGCAGCACGGGCGCGGCTTTGCGTCCTCGCGCGGACTACGGCCGGATCAGCGGGCGTCGGGGGAGGCGCCGGCTCCGGGGGGAGGGGCGGCGGCGCAGGCATTGAGGGGGAGCCACACATTATCGTTCGACTTTCTTGATTGCCTACTATGGTATCACGTGAAACCAGATTTGTCTAGCGTCTGCGGCGGCGATTGAAAGGCCCGCCGGAGCCGCCTACCGTGGGAGGAGCGCCGCTATAAATCAGGTTCGCGTCAATCCCGTTTATGAAGACCAACCCAGGGGAGCAAGACAGAACGTAATCGCGCCGGAAGATAACGTCTGTGCCGGTGATGGATACGGCGCCGGCTTCCGCGTCTAGGACATACCCCGAAATGTAAACTAGATCGGCGTCGGTCCCGGTGATGTTGACGGCGCCTGGATCGGCGGTCAGCACGTAATCCCGCCGGAAGACTACATCCACGCCGCTGATACTAACGGCGCCTGGATCGGCAGTCAGCTTCCTCGCGTGTTCCAAGCTGGCGGCAAGGCCGGTAATAGAAACAGAACCAGCGGAAGCGATTAGGAGGAACGTCTTACGCAGGGTGGCGGCAGTGCCGGTGATAGATACAGCGCCTGGATCGGCGGTTAAGGTGTAGCCCCCGCTGTCCGCCTCAAGGCTCTCCCAGTTGTCGAGAGCCGCTGCCTGCGTCTGGTTTCGCGTAATGATGCCCGGCGTCTGCACCGAGGCCAAGTCGGACGTGCTGGCCGCCATGTAGGCCGAGCCGTTGCGTAAAACCGTTAAGTCATTACCCGACCGGCTTAGGCGGTAAGTTGCGGCCCCCGATGTGGCATCTGTATCTATCTGGGTGTAGGAGCCAGGGGACCCTACGCGCTTAAATAGCTGGGCAAAATTTCCGCTTCCGCCATTGAAAGTACGGAACCCGATGAAGTTATTTACATCTTGCACATTGATGCACAGCGGAAAGAAACTGTTCGTCAGCGCCGAGAACAAAATATCAACTTGCGCGTAGTGGTCGCCGGTTCCCGCGCTCGGGGCCTTGTAACAACTCTCGGTAGTGCTATCGAAATCAAGCGTAGTACCGGAAGCACTAATATCGCAGGCGCCCGCTGCACCACTATCCAGTGTCCAGCCGGTGCGGGCTTCTAGGTCCTGTCCCGCCGTGCCTGTGAAGGCATCGGTAAACGTCGCCATCAGTCGGCGAACTTCGTGCGGATTTCATCTGGCGAAACTTGGCGACCGATCCTCACCGACGCCACTTCGGCCAAGAGCTTCCGGGCGCATAGGCTCTCAATCTTCTTTGCGCTCAAGCGGGCATCAACTTGCACACCAAGGCCCTCGACCAGCGCCTTATCGACGGCTCTGATACGCGGGTCGTCTAGCGCTCTAGCGGGAACCTGCACGCCGTCTTTGACCCTTACCAGCATCCAGCCGTCCGCCTTCGTCGCGTCGGCGCGGGCGTCCAGCACGGACCACCTGTTGACGAAATCGGCGATGGCGGGCCGGAATGCCGTCTCGGGCGTCTTCCCGTCGCCGATCACGCGGCAGAGGTATAGAGGCACTAACTTACCGTAAACATGCTTGAGCCGAAATCGACCGTGAAACTCTCCCCGGCGGCGAGGGTGATACTAGAGCCGTAATCCCAATACCCGATCAGGGGGTCTGCGGGACTGGTGGGCGTGTCGTTATATATTACCGCGTACCGGAAAGGCCCAACCGTGCCCCCGCTCGCGGTAATCACCACGTCAACTCCGATCACGGAAGTAGTGCCCGTGGTCCGGCTGACGCTGTTCTGAGTATCAACGGGAGCAGTGTACCCGTTTCCGTTGGCGATCTCGGCCAAGTCCGTCTTTACGGCGTCTAGCGCAACATCAGGCGTGGCGTTGGTCAGATATACGTTGATCGTGTCCGTGCCAAGATGGTGGACCTTTTCAGCAAGGTCTTCAGCGAACTGGTAGAATTTTACAAACGAAGCCATCAGCTAATCGCCTTCCTGAATTCGTCAATTTTGGCCTGTACCACTGCGGCCTTAGCATTGAGGGCGTCGAGAGAAACTTCAGCTTCCCGTACCTTCCTCTCCGCGATCTTCACCTTTGCCTCTGCACGAGCCGAATAAGTTTCAGCCTCGTTCCGGGCGTCCTGCAAGATGGCCGCAGCTTCAGCCTTCGCCCCCTCAACGATGGACCGAGCCTTGGCGTCGGCATCACGTGATACCTGAGCCGCCTTGTCTTCGGCCGCCGCTAGGTTGTCGCGGGCCTCAAGCAGCTTTGCCGATACGTCGATCAGAACGGCGTTTACCGCCCTAGCTTCCTTCTCGCGTTCAGCTTTGCTTGCCTGAAGCTGCTCAATCCGCTGCTCAAGGTCGCGATGATGCTTCATCGCATCCACGACGGCAAGGACACCGCGATACTGCTTCTCAAGCGAGCCGGAAAGCTCGATAGCCTGTTCCAAGGTCATTTCGGCACACTCTTGACCAGAAGGCGGACAACCCAAGTCGCATCGATGCCGGCCGTGGTTAGCTTAGGGCGAATGAACAGCGGGTTCTCGGCCACCAACTCGATAGCCCCGGCAGTAGCCGCAATGGCCTGCCCGTCGCCGTCGTGAAGGTTCTTGAACTGCCCGTCAGCCGCCAAAGGGTCGTTCGTGCCCTGCAAGGCGCAAGTAGCGGAACCGGCGGCGGTCGCCTCAAGCTCTACGGTCTTGTCAGACGCCCCCGGATGCGAGATACTGTCGCCCGTGGCATCCGCGCTGGTCAAGGTCCACACGTATAGATACGTGCCCCCCGGAAGGTCTTTAGTCAGTGTAAACGTTGCCAAGGTCTTTGCGCCTTTCAGGCATAGGGATCGAATTCGGATTGGACGTTCCCGGCCTCGCCCCAGAAGTCGGAGATCCCCTCGGGGTTCACTTCCATTGCGTATGTGAGGGCTAGGGCGTCGGCGATATCTGGAGAGCGTACACCGCGCTCTTTCATTTCTTTTTTTGCTTCCAGATGAATTTTGTTAGTACCTAGCATATAGGCAAACTCGCGGGCTGTCAACTCCGCTTCCAACTCTTCTGCCTTGTACGCTTTCGGGTAGGGTAGGCACAGGCGCGTCTTAATGTGGTCGCGCATCGTGCCCCACATTTCATCGGCCTTGTAACGATACGAGTTGCCGTCAATCGGCTTCGACCCGAAATGTATTTCGTGGACCGGGTAGGACAGAGCCCGAAGGTTATCCACCACGCCGCCGCCGTACCCTCCGGTGCCGTCTACGAAGATGCCGCCGAAGCGCTTCCCCAGAACGTCGCGGAAATACTTGACTTGCTTGACGATCAGCCCTGTAAGCTGGTGCGTGTCGGCGCCGTTGACACAAATCGGCTGCCAGCTACGGGCATCCGAGCCCTGGCGGACGAAGATGACGCTATCGTCATCGCCGAACCGGGCCACGTCCACGCCCATCACCAGCGGGGCGTTGCTCTCTACAGACAGGTCGCGACGCATTGCCGCATGGACGATATCCGTACCGATGAACTGGCAAGAGCCCGCCGCCGGGGCCTGCCCGAGCACGCGGACCTTAACACGGTCGCTGTCGATGCCATAGTCATCGATCATTTCTTGGATCATCTTCTTGTTCGTAATCGCTACGGTGCGACTGTCGATGATCTTTTTGATTGCGAAGCGATGGCGCTTCTTACCGAAGGTGTTCTCGTAAAACTCCCCGCTGTTCCGGGTCGGGTTGCCCCAATCGAAGACCATGGGCTCACCGTCAGTCAGACCGCCTTCACGGACTTCGTAAATCTTGTCGCAAATGCCCGACGCCTCGTCAAACAGGTACCAAGACGTGGAGTTGGCCGCGTGCTGCCCGGCGAAGCTCTCAGAGTTCTCTTCTCGCGAAGTCTGAGCCGTGCAATACCAGTCGTTCGGGAATTTTTTGTGCCGGATCGCCATGGATCCGCGACCCGTGGTCAGATCGTACCAATGGGCCGTGAGCTTCTTATGGAACCACGACGCTATACCCGCCCAAGTCTTGGTGCGAAGCTGGGTATCCGTGTTGGCGGTAACTGTTCCCTTGCTGAAGGGCCGGGTGTCCATGACTAAGTGCGTCAGCCATGCCGCCATGACCGACTTGCCGATGCCGTGGCCGGAACTGCCGGTAGTCCGCAGCGGGGCCACTGCATCGCGCCCGTTGAAGCCCCTGAGCCGGATTTCCTGCCCTAGCTCCTCTAGGTACTCACAAGCCCACTGATCCGGCCCGTACTCGCACGTAGGGTACTGCTCGCGCCATTTCTTCGGAAGTTTGACCATCTGGATTGAGCGGTCGTTTACCCAATCGTAAGACAGCATGACATGCCGAAGGGGGTCGCCGTAGCAAGACCCGATCAGTTCGGCGAGTTCAACTTCGCTCTGGCTGGTATCACGTGATCCCATTACCGGCCTGCGGCAATCACCAGTTCGTCAGCGTAGCCGAAGATCAGCACCGTCAGGACCGCTAGTCCGAAAACCCAAGCCGAGGCAGCACGGGGGTGCTCAAGCGCCCAATCAATCAGAGAGCCGAACCCATACACCAAATCTTCAAGAAGCCTGTTCACTCTCTGTCTTCCCGGCAAGCCGATCACGCCCGGCCTGAATGCGAGCTACTAGGTCAACGTCGCCCTTAACCTCAAGCTTGTCCTTGTTGAAGCCGCCGATACGGGCCAGGGCTTCGAAAGCCGGCCTCCGGCTCTCAGCCTTGATCTTCGTCTTGAGAACGTCTTCCGCGTCCTCGCCACGCCCAATCTTGTACGTCTCCTGAGTAAACTCGGAAATCTGGTAAAGCTCCTCCGGCGTAAGCTCCTCTAAGTTCCACCCGTTCTTCTGGAGCTTCATAATGATTGCGCCGGGGCTCGCTTCCGCGAGCATAAGCAGGCCACGGATGACCCGCTCCTCCGTCAGCTTGTAGTCGGCGGCTAGCTCAGCCTCCCGACGCGCAATCTCAGCCTTTACGTCTTCCCGGCCGAATACCTGATGGGGGTTGTACTTCGCCGTCGTCTCAGCATACCCGGCCATTAGCAAGGCTTTGCGCTGGTTTTTCATACAGGACGGGTGGAAGTAGTTGTCAATGGCGCATTCGATCTGCGCGGGCAACTGACCGGGCTTCAGCTTCTTGCTCCGGCCGCCCCCGTCCCTCTTAGGGTTGGGGATGCGGTTATTGCGGCGCCCGTCCTGCTTGGTCCCTTTTTCGGGACTTCTTATTTTCTCTGTCACAGAACGGGCGCCTTTCCTCAACAAGATAATGCCGGGGGCGAGAGCGTACCGCTTCGGCGCATTTCCCGCCCCCGGCGCCCCTCCCTATTTCAACTATGACGCCGGATAGGGGCGTATGGCGCTCAATCGCCCCGCAACTCTTCGGCTGGGGGCCATGTCTTGGCCGCTGCGAGGGCCGGGGAAGCAAACCCGAGCCGCCTTGACCATTTAAGGATAGCGGGGGCTTTAGCGGGTGTCAAGCAATATCTATGCCAAACCCATTCGTGGCGCACGAAGGTATCACGTGATCCGTTTGTAGGGCTATTTCGAATTTTTTTTTAGATGGCGGGCGTCGTCTTATACGAATTAGCGTATACGGGGGCTTTATGCGTTAATTCGTGTTATTGCGAACGATTATCATTAGCCCCCAAAAAGTTCCGGGAAATTG